AACGCCAAGAATGCCCCCAATTAGGCCGCAGATCACCGGCAGCCACTTATTGTCAACCTCTGTTGCTTTGACGGCCATAGCGGCCAGATAGCAGATCACTGTAATTCCTGCAACACTTGCAATTCCAAAATTCATAATTATTCCTCTCTTTCCAGATCACTAATTCTGTGATTGACGACCTTAATCTGTTCCTGTATAACTGCCTGTGTCTCCTCCAGTTTATAGGTCCGCTCAATCACCGTGTTATGCTTGTCTACCTTTTTTTCCAGCTGCTCCAGTCGGTAGGCGGTCAGTTTCGCTGACGCGAACACGCCGGCGAATGTACCGATTGCACTGCCTCCCAGGCCGATCAGAGCCACCATTACATCTGTAGGCATATGTAAGCCCTCCTGTCAGTTATTCATGCTCGCAGTCCTTGTGCCCCGGACCTCCCGGTACATGCCCTGGCTTAAACTGTCTGTGATCGGGGCCGCGGTCTCCCTCGTACGGCGTGCTGTCGATCACTGGCTGTCTGCCGGGATCCTCTTTTCCGGTTGCGGGGCCATAAGGTACGGTTGTCTTGTAGTTCATGTCTGGCTTGTTCTTATTCATAGTGATTCCTCTCTTTCTTGTAGAAATAAAATAAGCCGCTGTTATGCGGCAGGTTGCTATATCAGAAATTCTATACGTGTAATGAAATATGATGTGTAGTTGACATCTTCGGCATTCGTGAAATGGATTGCTAAAAATCCTTCATCATTCACTGCGGATACGTCAAGGTCCCCTGTATATATCGTCCCTGAGTTGGTCATGCCTATGGTTGTGCTTTTCAACAATCCTGTACTGCGGTTCAGCAGAATGTCAGATCTCGAGGTGTCTGAACGATATACCATCAAAGTGGCATGCCCCTTGCCTCTTGACGATCCATTAAATTTGATAGATACTCTTACGGTCTTGAACGGAGAAAACGTTATCGACTCTTTCGGACAAAATTTGTTAAACTGTAACTTGGCTCTGGAATACATCATTCTTAATCCATCACCAGTTATTTCTACAGGATTTCTAAGCACGTTATTGTTATACCAACTACATATTTCAGCGCCCTTCGCCAGAACTCCGGAAAAGGACGCACCATCAAAAGGGACATGGTTCACCGACATATCTTTTAATGTACCCGTTAATCCGCCTATGTTTATACCTTCGCGAATATTTGCGGCCTGTAAGCCTGCGATATCCGCCTGGATCCAATTGACGCCGTTCAGATAATGCCCATTGCGTACCCCCAAACATATCACGCCGCCCCACGCACTTACATTCGTTGCATAGGCTCTATCACTTCCTGATACATCTGCATTCTGAATCGCCATATTTCCTGTCATTTTGACACCGTTACGCCAATAGGTCTTACCAGGCAATACGTGGCCTGATTCAGCGCTAGCGTCTCCAGTCCATACTGTCCACGCATCTCCCTGGACACCAAGAACAGTATTTCCGGCACTTATTTTGAGAGAATTAAGTCCGATTGCATTAGCCATTTTGGATTGTTCTACGCCTAATAACGTATTCCCTTCAATGTATCCTGGTTTATTATTATAACGTATTTCTGCCCGCGTGACTCCATCGGTATTTGTAGAAATAAAAGCCTCATCTCCTACAATTACTTTAGTAGCGTTACCTGTAGCATGATTTACCGTCGATTCAGCTGTTAGATTAGGCATCGTGCCGGTACCGGGTTCACCATCTGTATCATGTGTAATGGCCGTATAATTTTCTAACACATGCTGCCTGTAAGCGGTAAGTTCGTCACTATCCGCGTTCCCACCACCGCCCAGCATTGGTATTACTTTTCCCATAGCCTCACGCTCCTTCCGTCAAAATCTGAAAATCTACTGCCGGCTTCTTATATGCCTTAAAGGTTATTTTCCCATCTGCCACCCCATCCGGATTACACATCAGGTACCCTGCCGCCTTGTTCCAGGCTTTCACCTGTTCTAATGTGGCATTCGCCGGAATGTAAACTCCAATCACCTTGATATCATCAGCCACGGTGATCCCCGCAGCGTCTACTGCCTGAGTGAACGGGTAAGAACCGCTCCAGCCCGCGGCCGTAAGCTTTAATATCCGGCGGTTTCCCAGTTTATTCACGGCTTCATTTGTTGCATTTATGTCGTTGGCTCCAAACAGATCACCTTCCTGGGTATACACCGTCTCATCCGCAATTCCCGATGTTCCATCTGCATTTGCCGTAATCCGGTACTTTCGGGCTCCGTCGAATAATGCATCTTTGTAATTCGTCTTTAACTTCACTAAATAACGCCTCCATTCAATGTAAACGCCAGTATCTTCCGACCATTCAGTCTACTTTGTATATTACTGTAGATAAGTCTGCACGCCTCTTCAATTCGGTTGAGTTCCTGCCAGTCGATAAATGGCTGATTGTCATAAAACGTCTTCTGATTTCCTACTGCAAATGGATATGTTCCAGCACAAATACGCCCCACATTGGTTTCAAACCGGTTGATCTCATCTGCATAGAAACTATAATCCTCATATGTTTTATCCGCTCCCATATCTTCCAGCGAAAATTCTGGCCAGAGAATAACCGCCTGAGCACGAATCTCATTTAAGTTCCCCTTTATGCGGTTATAATCTTCAACATTGAAAAAATCACTTTCCTGCCAGTCTGTCTTGGGTGTCTGCCACATAGCCAATTTCCCTCCTTGCTTTTATCGTTCCGCTTAGCGCACCATTAAATTTTAGCGTATGGTCATACACCCGCAGGAGCAGGCCCGGCACATATTTATTTTCCAGGAATGCTATGTCGTTGGCGTCAATCCTCGGTTCCCCGCGGTACTGAAGGTCATACTCCCGGTCTGCACGCATGTAGTCTCCGACCCAGTCCGCCAGATCAGCCGCATGAACGACATCGGACACCAGCGGGTTCTCCCACTGTTCCAATCTCCCGGTTGGATTCAACCGCCGGCTGACTCTGGCCTGTGTGACGATATATTCCCGGCCTGTTATCAATACTTCACATGCCCCTGTAACGCCTGTCAGTTCTACGGTAGCATAATAATTGCTGCTGTCCACAATCACCGCCGTCTGGCCTGCCTGAGGCTCTGTAATCGTACAAGACAGGTCATAAGACGGGGCTGAAAAATAGATCGTATACCGGTTATCCGCGGCGCTCACGGTGACGGTCTCTTTCGCCAGTTCCTTCACCTCAACGCCCTGGCCATAGAAGGTCCGGACCACATGCAGTTCCCTGACTTTGGGAAGCTGTGTCCCCTTTGGCGTCTTCGTAAGTTCGTGGCCGTATTCCAGCATATAATCCGTGCTGTCCCCGAAAATGATGTTATTCAGTATCACCCGGTTATACGGACAGCCTTTCGTGAATTCCAGAACCAGCCGGTCAAACTCCGGAAACTCGTGACTGATAACTGTCATGGCTGTCAGCCCGGATACCATATAATCTTCCCGCAGCTCCCCGGCTAGGCTGGCGTGGAAAATTACCGTGTCCGGATTGTTCCGGCCAAACTCTAAAGTCAGTCCGAAGCATTTATACCGCGCTTCCAGGCTGATTTCTACGGCAGGATTAACCGCAAACGTCCCGTCAGCGCCGGCCGCAGCCTCCGAGATATAACCGGTGTTTAGATATGCCTTCCCTGTCTCTTGACGCGGAAGGAAGTACTGTGTCGGCTGCACATCTGTATAATCTCTGGCTGTCATGGCGTAAGATTGTTTGGCCTTCTTATCCAGAACCGCTCCGGCATGGCTGAAATACGCCTCATTGTCAGATGCTGCCTCCATGTCCGGTACAAAACTCGATTTCATAAAGATATTTCCGCTCCGGTCCTGATAGAGGATACAGCGCCCGGCATTAGCAATTAATTGCAGCGCTTCCTTATGGGATACCACCGGCATCGGATTACATATCGACACGTCCTTTAAATAGTTGTCCAGCCAATATGTCCGGCTGTCCACGCCGGCGTCCTTCAGCACATCAACGGCCAGATCATACAGGCTGATTCCTTCCGGATGATACCGGCCCCGGTAATACGTCCCGTCCAGATCCTCAAACCGGTCCGTCGCCGAAAAG